TCGCACCAGCCAGCAAGCAGGTGATTAAGACCAGATCGTGCGCGGCTTGACTTGAGTACAAATTGGCAGCTGATGTCGTCGGGGATGTTAAACAGCTCAAGTGTCTCAGCCAAGCAAAATTCACCCGGCTGCAGCATGAACGGGTCATCCTCTGTTCTGCCTGAAATGTCAACGCGGATCAGCTCAGGGTCACAGATGTTTTCAACCATTAGATGCAGACCCAGCCGCAGATCCAAGCTGGCCGGGTTCAACAGCTCTGCATCAAAAGGGGCGACCATCTGGCTCTTTTGACACCTTGCCTTGATCTCCCAGTCACACAGAACCGACATTCGCTGCTTTTAAGTGCAACCTATTGTGCCTCGACAAATATGGCCCAGCCGCTCCTGGGGCCATTGACTTGCCAACGTTGATGAAATGCAGCCTGCCTCACGCTGACGCGATAGCCAGAAAGTGCCGGGTTGTGACCGCCCCGTTCAATATCAGGAAGCCCGGCTGGGTCCGACATAAGCCAACTCGGATCATTGCTGTAACGGCCTGAATACCCGTGAAGCACCGACCAGTGCCCGCAAGTTGTGCTGCTGCACATAGGCGGTTCACCGCGCAGCATGTTGCCCTGATGCAGCCAACCGACCATGACAGGGATGCCAGCGTCGATGGCTTCCATCACATCTTCTGCGTCAGCGGTCTGCGTAAACGTGACCTTTAGCCCCAAGCTTGTCAGTGCTTTGACGTGAGCAAGAACAGAAGTTGTGTCGCCTAGTGGTCTGAGCACGGCCTCATACTGCTCCTGCGTGTTCACGCGCCGGTAAAAAGACGCGATCATCGCCGAGGCGCTTGTGAAACACTTACGTTCCCCGCCAGGCAGATCGAGTTGTCTGAAGTAGCGAGGCACATAAACCTCCTGGTCGATGCCGCTGGCCTTCCAAGCCTGAAACCACTCAGCATCTTCTGACAACAGTTCAGGCGGCATCGCCTCCTCTAACTGCTTGATGGCAGCCATGCGATGCGGCACGTCGGGTTTGTACCACTCGAAGAACGGCAGCAAGGCGAGCCCCATAGCCAACAACAGCAGGGTCACTTGGATGATGCCGGACACTGTCTAGTGGTCAATCCTCGTGTCAGGCAGGAGCATCTCACGCACATGCTTGATCGCAAGGTCGTCTAGGTCGTTGTCAGTCCTAGCCACAATCTTTTCCAACATCGCCACAATCAGTTCCTTGAACGCCCGCGATTTCCACGCGGTCATCAACACAGGCTTGAGGATTAGAAGCATTGGCCTGGCCTCGTTACCCTTAAAGCGTAGCTCTGTTGTCTCATGGCAGAAACTCCAGACGATCATCACGAAAAAGAAGGCATCTCAATGGCAGATGTCGTTAAGGCTCTTGTCTTGGCCTGGAGTGCTGCACTTCTCACCGCGTCCTATCTGGGCATTTTCCCGCAGATGAAAATGGACAACACGTTCGTAGCATCACTCCTGACCGGCGCAATGGCATCCTTCGGCATCGAGCGCAAGAGCAATGGAAATGGCAATAAGAAGCCGACTATCGTTGACAACAAAGACACCAAAGCTGGCATCAAATGAACCGCTCACTTTTGGTATTGAGCATCACATTGGCGACAGCTGCCGCTCCAGTGCAGGCAGACATCACACATAGAATCCAGTCCAGCGTTTCACTGTCGGTCGATGGAGCGGGATCAGTCGCAACACGCATCCCGTCTTCAATGGCAGTATCTGGCAATAACGTCACTCTGGACACTACTCCTGTGCTGGGGACACTCACTTCCGGTACTGCTCTTGGGTACACTCCTGGCGCTTACAGCATCACTACTGCTGGTGACGCATTTTCGTATTCAGAGTCATATACAGAAGGAGACGACGTTCCAAGCGTCCTCTCAACAACAGTCACCTCCGGAGTAGTGCCATCCTTGCCAATTTTTGGCAGCACCACAACAACGTCGGGTGGTGTAAAAGGTGATCTGGCTGGCACGATTGCTACAGATGGAGCCCTAACCATTACAAGTGGTGGCGCTGGCACTCAAGCAATCGGACAAGTAATCCAAGAACTGACCATCAAATGATGTGGACCAGCATTTGGATCGCATACGGCGCACTATGCGCCATAGCTCTTATCGCTCCAGAAGCTAAATCCGTTCCAGTGGTGCCCAACTTCCAACAGGGCACACTCTCGTCAACAACAAAGACCAAGACCAAAGTGGTTGAGGTGATCAATTCATACGAGTACCGCACTGGCTACGAATACTCGGTGTCTGGCACCAACATGAAACCAGATGGTCCTGCCGCTCCAATGGGCATCACCACCACAACAAACACAATCAATGGCATCTCCAGTGTTTGGCGCGGTCTCGACCCAGAAAGCAAACCATCGTGGAACATCGTCAACGAAGGTGCCAGCTTTCAATTTGTTGAGGTGCTGCAAGGACCTGGCCTTGTAAATCACACGATCATCAATCGTGAAACTGACATCGAATCCCTGACGGAGACGACAAGCACCTTTACCCAATGAAGCGAGTCATAGCAACGCTTTTGCTGCTTTCCGCTCCAGCGCAAGCACAGGTCTCAGGCACTGCTGCTCCAGTTGCTAACAGCTCTGGAAGTGTGACAAATCAGGCAGTTCAAGTTGTCCCGAGTCGGCAATTTACAAATACATACGGCGGAGGTATCAGTTGCCAAGGCGCAACGCTCAACATCAATCCGTTCATTAGCTCTACAACTAGCTGGGCTGATCCGTATGAGTCGCACTACAACGAACCGGTTTATGACACGCTCGATCTGGTTGGCGCGTTTGACCCGGAAGGCAATCCCATCCCAGATGGCCAGCCCGATAATCCGGGCAATGTCCTTTTCTATAAACCTATTCGGACTGGGCAGAAAGCCAACTTTTCGATTAACGGCGGAATCACTGCCACGATTTCGATACCGCTGGATCGCCATCATGTCGAGAGCTGCCGTCGAGCGGCAGACAAGCAAGTGGCACTTCTAGACGCTGCCCTTGCTGATAAACGCCTCAACTACGAACTCGCAAGACTCAAAAACTGTGCTGAACTGATGCAGAAAGGCATCATGTTCCATCCAGAATCGCCTTACGCCAAAATTTGCGCTGATGTTGTCCTAGCCAATCCGCCAGGCGTCATTCCGCCCCATACACACAAGATCATTTACGAAGAGAGCGCTGGAACGCCCGACGCTCAGCAACAGACTCAGGAACAATCTTCTTCCCCCGCTTCTCGTTGATCTTTTTAATCGTCTTCTTCACGATTGGCTTGACCGCTTTGAGCAGAAAATTGCCTAACGGTCTCGCCAAAATGGCAGCCGTGGTCGCCACAGTCGCAATCGTTGCAGTCGTCGCCACAGCAGGCGCACCAGGAAGATAGTTGCCGATAATCGTTGGTATTCCAAGCGGCTCATAGATTGCCTCGCATTTGCCGTTAATCCTTTCGTAGCCAATCACGATGGCGGTCTGCGCTTTGTTTTTAGCTCCTAAAGGAATTGCGTCAGGTGGTGGACATGGCAATTCCGTCGCTAAGTTTGAAATGTCAGTCTCGCCAACTGACAGGGGTGCTAACGCATTTGTCGGTTGGTTTTTGGAAGAGCCAGCCGATTTTTTTGGCTCTACGTCAGGCGTTGGTGGCTTAGCCCTCTCATACGTCAACGTCCCAGGCGTAAAATCCAGCGGCCTGTAAGACGGCACCGTTCCATCACACACAACCACGTTGCCGCGTGGGTCATCGCTGTAAGCGTCTGCATTCCCTGGCTGTGCGTTTCGTGTTTCCACGCAGCCTGGGATGTTTGCTACTGGAAACCCAAGCTGCAACGTTATCGGCGGCTCGCTTGGAATACTCTGTGGTGGCAATGCCCTCCAAGCTGGGATCTCTGGTACGGAGATATCTTGAATTCCAATCTCACGAATTTCTGGCATGAAATCAGAACGGTTTACAGCAGGCAAAGAGTTTTGGATTGAACGCAACCGCAGAAGGGAAGGTCCGCCTGTTGTTTACACCGTAATGGCAGGCAAAACGGCACGGCTGTTTACCGATCCAAAAGCCATCCTCAAATGGGTCAAATGGCCGAAAAGCACGCCAACTGGTGACGCTCTACGCGAATGGCTTGCGTCGTTTGAGCAGAAACCACAAGCACCCGCGCCAGAACTTGATATGGCAAAAATCAAGGCTGAAGGCTTCGGACCTGAAGCACATGACGACGATCCAACCGCCAACACCAAAATGGTGACTTAAGGGCTCAGTCTTTCGATGGCGCGGTTCAAGTACCAAGTTGCCTTCTGCAAGTCTTGCTTGGTGTTGCCCTTATGCCACGCCCTCAGCAAATACTTCAACGATTGGCCAACCAAATACCCGACGACAGGATCAGGCGCTCCAGCAACAACATCCTCAATTACGTCAATCGCTTCTACGCGACCTTGCGTGTAATGCGTTGGTGAGTTGACCTGATCGCTCATGGGAATGGAATAGCCGGACCAGTGCTGGTCGGCAATTCTGGCATTGCTTGCTCAATTTGACCGGGCACCATCTCAGTCACCTTGCCGCTGATGTCATCCATCATGTCGGCAGCCATGTCGTCAATCATTCCAGGGACGCGAGCAAAGGCAACGATCGTTGCAATCACAAGCCCTGATGACATCAGAAAACCAAGGCAGCCAGACAGGTTGTAAAGCTTTTGCATAACAAGTGCGGATAAAGAAAAAGGCCCCCGCCTACGCAACGAGAGCCTTTCCCAGCAACGTGTGAGGAAGCTGAGCTAGTTATAGATCAAAACTTGTACTTCAGGCCAGCCTTTAGCCCATAACCAGCATCAATGTCCTTGTACTTGGCAAAAGAGACTTCACCATAAACATCGAGAGGTTCTGCTACTGCTGCAGAAACACCAGTCTTGGCAGAGAAACCAACCTCAGTGTCACCTGCATCAGGTTGGAGCCAACTGGGTCCCGCCTGGATAAACCACGCGCCAGCTTCATAGCCAACGTGAGCGTCAAAGACAGCACCGCCAAAGTCAGAACCTGACCAGCCACCGTTCCACTCAGGGTTCAGGTAGAAACCTTCGTCTGCTTGTGCAGGAGATGCCAGCGCAGCACCCGCAATAGCGGCGGCACCACTCGCAATCAAAGCTTTGATCATTGGAAGAAGAATTAACGTTTTCCTTGGCCACGATACTTCTTCCGTCCATGGGACGGTTTTGAATGTGATCCATTGCCTTGGCGCGTCTTTTTTGGCTTGCTAGGCACAAAGTTTTGCCCGCTCAATGATTTAGCCATCAGCCACGAAACTGCTGATATTTCTTGGCAAGACCCGTAAACAAGCCACGCATTGGATGATCAGGGTCATCACGGCGATCGTAGACATACAACTCGTTCAACCATTTTTGGCGGTTGCTCATTGCCTCAACGTCTTCAGCTCCAGGCTTATTCGGGATCATCGGGTCAGGGCGTTGCATCAAGTGTTGGCAGTCCGATCCAGCTTAGGTGCGGACAAACTGGTCAACACCATCGTCACCGCCTCCGACAACATACATGTGCTCCCCGGACGGAGAAAAGGTAAGGCTAAATGGTCCAGCTTCAAAGGAACCGATATCTAGAGAGCTTGCAGGGGAGCCACTGAAGCCACTTGACGTGCTTATGTCGTAAGCTGTTGTCAAATTGTAGTTGTAAACTCTATCGAGTGATGTGCCAACAAAATATATTTTCTTCCCGTCATTACTAAAATGAAGACCGCGAGGGGCTGTTTCGTTAGCCGTGCTAGCAAAATCTAAAGTGATGCTAGTCGGGGATGTACTGCTAAACCCGCTAGTAATATCCCAGGCAGTATTAAGAACAAACCTTCTGACATTATCACTAGCATTGTCCATAACAAAGCACTCTGTACCGTCTGGCTTGAATTCAATGCCAACAGTTGCTCTCCTGTAAACAGTGGACGCCTCAAAGTCAAAAAACGTCGAATAAGATGCTGTTGAAATATCCCACGCAGTAGTTAAGTCGTACACAGCAATGTTGCCATTACCTTGGTTGCAAATCCAAATCCTTGTGCCATCAGGCTTAAAAGTTAAATCTAATGGAGCGTGGTTGGTTGATTGATTAGTAGTGAATGATGCGGTAACACTGCCATGCGTACTAATGTCCCACGGTGTTGAAAGTGATTGCTGTCGCACAATGTCGTCATTACTCAGTGTGTAAACTACTGTTCCATCAGGCTTAAAAGCTATGCCACTCGCATTGATAGTTCCTGTAGGGATGTTGATCTTGTCAAATCGGACGTGAGAATAGTCAGCCGCATCCTTGAAGAGAGGCGTGTCTGCACTATTGCCCGCAGCCGCCATAAGGTATTTAGCGAAACTGCTCATGCAACATCTCCCACATGTGCGCCATAAAGAGTAGTCAAAAACTTCCACAACACAACAACCGTATAACCACTGGTTGCCAACGTTGGTGCGCTGCCACCTGTCCAAGTCATTGTCGGCCAAGTTGCTGTGTAAGACGATCCATCAGCAAGGTGCAAAATCATTGCCTCGCCTGCTGCAACTGAATCCGTAAACGTAGTGTTAGCCCCTAACGTTTTATATTGCACCGCACCATTGCCAGGGTCCAACGCTGTTCCCGTCAGGTTGTAAACCGTATCGGTAAGGCCCACTTCAATCAGTGAGCCACCATCTGTCTTCGTAAAAACGCCGCCGTCTGTTGTGTTTAGCGCAAGCTCACCAACAACAAGATCACTCGTGGTTGGATTTGTCGTGCCACGCTTTTGCTTAATTACATTCGCCATCAGAACGTTCCACCATCAACAGTCGAGCTGTTTGACAAATAATCAGTGCCAGCAGTTGCAGCGGTAAACGCTCCAGTGCCGTTACCTTTCAAAATGCCGGTCAGCGTTGTTGCGCCTGTTCCGCCGTCTGCAACAGCAAGCGTTCCAGTGATGCTGGACGCTCCAAGATCAACAGCAAGCTCAGTGCTTTCAATCACCAAGCCGCCATTGGCTTTAGCGTCGATGCTTACGGTTGAACCGCTGACATCAATACCATCACCAGCACTAACACTTGATCCACCTGAAGACGCAATCGTGATCGAACCAGTGCCTTCAGTAATCGTGACGTTGCTGCCTGCTGTCAGTGTTGCAAGCGTGTAACCACTTCCATTGCCAATCAGCAACTGACCATTAGATGGTGCAGCAGTTAAACCAGTGCCGCCATAAGCGCGACCAATGGTGCTGCCGTTCCAAGTGCCAGTGGCAATGGTGCCAACAGTAGTAAGGCTGGAGCTAGTAACACCAGAACCGAGAGTGCTAGCACTAAGAACGCTGGTGCCATTGATCTTAAATTCCTTGCCGGAAGCAATGTTGACATGCTCCGAAAAGTCCCAGCTATCAGTGCTGTTAGTCCAAACGATTGTGTGATCAGTTGCGCCTTTCAGCGTGATGCCACCACCGTCAGCCGTTGTGTCACTTGGAGTGTCAACAGCACCAAGCTCGATGTTCTTGTCATCTACCGTAATTGTCGTACTGGAAATCGTTGTGGTCGTACCAGACACAACGAGGTCACCTGAAACCGTCAGGTTGTTGCTAAACGTGGTATTGCCCGACAGCGTGGCCCCACTTAGGTCAACCGTTCCAGTGAACGTCTTGTTGCCGCTGATCGTTTGGTTAGAGGTCAGCGTTGTAAACGCACCAGAACCGCCGATCGAAATAATTGAACTCGCTTCGCCGCCACCGGCATCGCCAAAGCCGTAATAGAGAATGTTATCGACTTCGCTAAAAGCGGGCTCTGATGGAGCCAAGCTGCTTGGAGCGCCAGACGCACCACCAGATGCACGCTTCTTCAGTCGGATGGTGTTTGCCATGGCTTAAAAATTGCCTCCAAGGACAACGGTGCTAATGGTCCAGGTTGCGTCTGCCTTGTACTCCCCGGAAGCCGAGTCGTAATAGACAATGCTCTTGTCAACCTTAGCGGTTTGATCCAAGGTAAATCCAGATCCTGCAGTGCCTTGCGGACCCTGCGGACCTGCTGTTGTTGCAGTCACCGTTGTAGTAACCGGGCTTTGAACAACTGTTGAAGTGCCGTTCTCCGTAACGGTCACACTGTTGTTCGTTGTGGTGACGTTTACTGTTGTCATGGCTCGGTGTAACCCTGGCTAACAGTGATAGTCCCTTGCAGATAGTATTCTCGATTGCCTGAACCGCTTTCTAGTAGCACGTCATATTGAAGCGAGTCAGGAAACGCCTTGGTTTGCGTATCCGTCAAGCTGATCGTGATTTGACCGTTTGTCCTGTTGGTATAGGCAATCCCAAAATCAGCGTGTTTTTTTGACCTTTGCTGATTCCACGCCTGGGCATACGCGGTGTAGCCAGTAAGGTCAATCACCGCATCACTGCTGTCCTTAAACTGCAGCAACAGGCTGTAATCAGCCCGACGCTGCAGCGTGATGTTGTACGTCCCAGGCTGAACAGTCATGGCAAGCCTTTTGTGGCAAGTCTACTTGAACTGACTAGCCGCACCAGTCAGGACGGCTCGGTCGGCCAAGTCATGGTGTGCGGGAAACCATCTGCTGCAGGGATGTCACGCAATGCAGTTCGATACGCCTTCCACTCTGTTTTCTTTGCAGTGGTCAACGGGCTGTCAGCCAGCACAGTCCAATCACAAGCAGCGATCTTTTCGTCACGCTCTGCGCGAACCCTTGCAGCAGCTTCGTTGTCGATTTTGGTGCGGTAAGCAGCTTCGTTGTCAGCAGCTGTGGTGACGTTGCCATCCTCGTCGGTGGTGTCCGTAAAAATTGGACCAGCAACAAAACGAGTAAACCACTGGCCGTTGATCTCCTCAACGCCATCACGAGTGTTGACCTCATACGGTGCAGTCACCGTCGCTGCCGCACCATTCAAAACAGCGTCATAACCAAAGTGATCCAGCACCTCGGTTGTGATGTTCTTAGGAAAGCTGGTATTCGGGTTTGCAGCTTTCAGTTGGCTTGTGGTGATGACTTCACCAGTGGAGCGGTTGCGGATTTCCATGATCAAGCAATGGCGAGGAAAAGGTAAGTGCCGCCACTGGTGTTCAGTGCAGCAGGTGCTGACGACGTAACTGTAAAGCCAGCGTTTAACGGATCAAGGTAGTCGGTGTTTGTAACCTGGGCCGCAGTGCTATTCAGCAAGATATAAGGATCATCGCCACTAACAATGCCGCGAGTAGTGTCCCAAACGTACCAATCACCAGTGGAGTCAGTGCGTTTGATTAGGACAAAGCGAGCGCCTGCTGTAAAGCCGCAATCAACGTCAATGTTGTTACCAGTGCCGCTATAAGTGCCGACTTTGCTGATGCCGTTAAGTGAAGCAAAGAGATAGGCGATGTAAGTTGTGCCGCTTGTTGACAAGCTTAAAAACGTGTCAGCATTAAATGTAGTGGCTGTTGGAGCCCAGTCGAGGCTGGCGCTGCTACTCACAGCAATATCTTCATTCAGTCTAAAATGTTTTTGCTCAGAACTAGACAGAGGTCCTGGGTAAACATACCAACGGCCTGTACCAGAGCTTCTGTTTCTGCAAATAATAAGCTCAGGCACAGCCCCAAGATTGTGATTC